GTGAATTTTCTCTCCCATGTACGACAACACAAGTGGGAGGCGTAGACGGGTTAAGACCGTCCGTGGAGTTGTCCTCGTTGTGTCACGACACGTCCCGTTCACTTGGTCAGTGAATGGGCCAGCCCAAGGCGAAAACCCAGTGAGGGAGGTCCCCACCCGAGATCACGGTGGGCCCGGCCTCCCAAGCGCAGACGTCTTGGGTCCACGACCAGATCATACATCATTTCGTCAGCTTGACTGAGCTGGCGATCTCATCTTCAGTTGCTAACAACAAGAACAAGGCCCCGGCCTCTAAGCGGGGCGGTAAGGAACAACCGCCTAAACAAAAACCAAAAGCCCATCTTAAGCGTGCCGCTCAGCACGTCCAGAAGATGGGTCTTGGGAAGCAAATAGGTTCCAGCTTTGGCCCCCTCGGGACCGCCGCTGGTTCCCTCGCTGACCACCTGTTCGGTCGGATCGTCGGATCCGGATCCTATGAACTTCAAGGGGGTAGTGTAGATTCTTCCAACCTGCACACCAACTCCCTGATCCGTCCTGTGAGCTCCAACACCATACCGTCGATGCACATCGACGCTCAAGGTGCTATACGAGTTAGCAAGCGGGAATACCTTTTCGACATCAAAGCGACGACCAGCGCCTCCGTCACTGGTTTTCGTGTCGAACCACAGGTGTTCCCGTGGCTGAGTCAAGTCTCAACAGCATGGTCGAAGTGGATCATGACCGGGTGTGTTTTCGAGTACATTCCCTTGTCTGGGTACGCCGTGTCTGGCTCAAGTGCTGCGCTTGGATCCGTGTCCATGACCAGCATTAGTGACGTAGGTGCAATCACTAGTGGCTTTCCAGTCACTAAAGTAGACCTGCTCACGTACGACAACAGCGTATCCGGTTCCCCTGCGGCCCCACTCTCCCTTGGCGTTGAGTGCGCCCCCGACATGACACAAATGCCCGTCAAATACATCCGAGGCGGTGGCTCTTCACTCTCGACATTCGTGACCGATCAGGTCGCGCTCGCACAACTTCAAATAATCACCACAGGTGCCCCAGGTATTTATACTTGCGGTGAGATCTGGGTGACATATGACGTCGTGCTACTCGAGCCCCGGAAGTTCCTACCCATTTCTCCTTCTCCTTCAGGACTCAGTGTTCTCGCCAAGGAATTCCTCAGGGTTCACGAGGAATACGAAGGCCTGCTCGACAGCGGGCCTTTTGTTGGAATGACACCAGAAGAGTTCGTGAGGAAACAAGCCAAGATGTCAGTGCTCGCTTCTAGACTCAGCTCGCCCACCCTTGAAGAGGGCCGTTCCGATTACCTCGTCGCATGCGAACTCGTGCGACTTGCAAAGGAGACGGCCATCGAGGAAGAGCGAGCAGAGAAAGTTCGCGCGCTCGTCGAAGCCCACAAGGAGTTCTTCGGAGATGCATATGTCATGCCCAACCCGCCCGTCGGTGGGGCTGCAACCCGCTAGCAATAGCATCATCGCTCATCAGCCGTTTTCGGCACGTCAGCCGAAACCACGTCCCACGGCGTGGTCAACCCGTCTGGGACTGTCGAGTCCCAAACCGGTTGCAGTGGACACAAGCCACTCGTGCGTGCTTGGCGCACCATCACCCTGTGTGAATCCAGGGTGGTGAACCTAGGGTCGTGCTCCCTTGGTCTAAACAACCTAAAAGTGCATTGGTAAAATAGGGCAAAGCCCTAGGTTAAGGTTAGCAGCCTGACCCCTCTTACCTCATTGCTACAAACAAAACCAAACCAAGATGTATTCCGGTGACCTGCGGGTTGCACTGGACGTTAAACGAGGGAATTAGTAACCCCCTCACGGCCGACTGGCACGGCCGTAAAGCAAAAGCCAGGCGGGAGGGACCCGTAAACGCAACGGCACAGGACCCGTTGCCTTCTCTCACCCCACCAGGGAGAAGAAACACCGGCGCGTCTTCAACGCGCCACGAGGCAGCTCCCAGCCGGGGAGACCTCATCAGGTTGGTGACCTACCAACCTGGGGACTTGCTCCCCAAAGAGCTCACACAATTTGGCCATCTCTTGGATCCAGCTAGCGATAGTGGCGATTCGCTTCCAACGGATCCGGAGGTGGACGATGACTTCCGCGAGAGTCGCCGAGGGCGATATCGCGGGAGACACGTCAAAGACTTGGAGCGCAAGGAGCGCGCGCGACGAGTCAAACACAAGGGGCGCAAACGACGGGACAAGAAGCGTACTGTAGAAACTAGCACCAGTGACATCATCATTGGCGCCAAGCACGCAGTTCGGCGCCCGAAGTCAGCGTACTCTGGGGTTAGGGTGGGTGAGGCCTCTCACCCTGGGCCGCCCCCAAAACGCCGCCAGGCACAGGACCCTGGTGGCAAAAACAACCGGAAGCGTGGTGCTGCTGGCCTCGCAGCAGCCAGCCCTGATCGCAGGGCTCAGGCAGGCAACCAGCGAGCACGCGGGCCACCGCGAGGGCGCGGTGGGCAATGCTGGAACTGCGGCCAACAAGGCCACCGTTCATTTGAATGCCCACTCGACCAAGCGGTCGTCGGCGGCGCACGGCTTGCCGGCCTCGTCGGGATGCCAGCCGCGCAGGCGGCGGCTCTTGCCGACCCAGCTCAAGCACTCGCGCAGCTCGACGCTGCCGCGCTTCCGGATCAGGCCCAACTCGCACCACCACTCCCAGGAATTGGAGCGGCCGTCATGGCCCCCTGTGGACTGATGGGGCGTATACCACATCGAGCTATACCGCCCGGAGGGGGAGACCCCGAAGGCGGCGGCGATCCAGACTGCGGACCTGGAGGCCGCCCACCACCCGAAAAACGACAGAAGGTCGATGAAAAGGTGGAGAAGGCGAAGAAGCTTGCGTCCACCGTATCAGACATGAGAGCCAAAGCAGGTCTGATGTGGTGCACTAAGGACATCAAATCACGGAATGATCGCGCCGTGGTTAACACCGCATTGTCCAACATCGCGCGTAGTACTGGAATGCACGACTTCTACGATGGAGACGTTGCAGCGTTGGTCCAGAACATCACCGATGAGGAGCGAACAAAAGCGCTGATGAGGCGCAACGACCTTGGCATAGTTGCTCAACGCAACCCCTACGCCAGCACCTTCCTGCGGCAGGTGTGGGGCCGCTTATGCGGGCGGGACGGCACCCGTGAAGTTGAGATTGCTGCATATTCTGACACACCATGTGCGTATCTAGACAGGTTTGAGGCTGCGGAGCCTTACACCCTACTCGACGACAACACATGGTGCGGCACCCTTGCACGAAACTTTGTCACGATCGGTGTGGGTTTACTGGAGGAAGTGGGCAAGATTGTAGCCACGCTCGCTCTCCAGGAATACATACACAGCCTCATCGGCATAAGGTCACCCGGCACCCCACAGACAATCATACAGACCAGTGTCCCAAAGCCTGCCTCTGCAGGCCGTACCCCGGGGAACACCTTCCAGCTGCGTTTCGTCGAGCAGGAAGCTTCCAACCCCTGGGTCACGCCATTAATTGGGATCAGCAGCCTCATGATTGTCTCTGGATTCGTTGCGGGATTCGAATGCTGGCGACGCGGAACACTTAACCGCCGAGCATTCATCCTGCGCACTCTCGCACACACTGCAATCACTAGCACATGTGTTGGGGGTGCCGATGGTGGTCCTTTCACACTCAGACCTGAGGGACACTGGCACAAGCTGCCAACGATCGGGGCGCGCCACGACCCCGCTCGATGCAGTAACAGACACTATCGTGGGAATAGTACTGTCAACTGCTATCTAGCAGCGCCAGAAAAGAGTGCGGCCACACGTTCAGGTGAAATCCTAACGGCTGTTTCAATCCACATCGGGTGGAACATGCTGTGTGGGTATTTCGTATCAAACCGATACGCCCTCAACGTCACCCACTCACAAACGAAGGTCAGAATCGCCGATGCCCCGGTCACCCAGGACATCTGCACCCATGGGCTGCTCAAGCTGCCCAACGTTCTACCTACCGCACGAGATTCTTACGGCAACCCGACGGATGCCGTAACGTATGGTACGTGTCGTGTACGGTGGCACAGGGATGAGGAGTGTGTACCAAAGTTCGGGACACGGGATTTCGGGAGCGTCGAGGGCTTCCGAGCAACCGTGTTCCGTTCATGCTCTCACAACGAGAGAGCCGCCATCTCTGGCCGCGTTATCAAGGCGCTGCCAACGTTGGCCCAGCCTGAACACCTCATTGAGGCGGAATGGCTGAAGCTAACGGAGAAGGTGCTTGCCTGTTTCGACAAAGTTACCAAAGTCAAGAAAGGCATAAACTTCGAGGAGTGGGTGGGCTCCATGCCCCGCTCGAAGCGTGAAATGTACCGAAACATCCGGAGTGGCATTGTGGAACTGCCCGTGTCTAAACGGCCCACCGTACTATATGAAGCTCAGTGCTTCATCAAGCGCGAGAAGGCCGTCAAACGCGTGCACGACTACATTGCCACATCCCGGAATGACTCCTGTGTCACCATGGGGGTCGAGGGGCTCAAGGACCCCCGGTACATACAGGCCGCTCCGCCTGAATTCACATATTTCACTGGTAGGTTTATACGCAGGTTCGCCAAGAACATGCGCCACGCATTCCTGCCAAAGGCATACGACCGCTCTGACCTTGCAGCTGGTCGTCATTTTGTGTACACCTGCGGCATGACGAATGTCGGCATTGGCAAAGCACTCGGTGACTGCATCTCGATGATCGCATCCACTCTCCAACCCGGCGAGAGGATCGTCTATCTCGAAGATGACCAGTCACGCTTTGACATGCATATGGGAGAGCACACCTTCAGATTTCTCTACAAGCTCTACGACCGAAAGCTACCACGACGGATAGCGCGTATGATGCGACGAGGGAGGTCTCATGGCGGTGACTCCCCGACAAACTTCGGCCGCAGTCGGCTTGGAACTCGCCATTCCACAGCCCCAGCCATGCAGTCAGGCTGGTCGGACACATCGGCAGGCGACACCGCCGCCAACATTGCAATGAAGCTCTACATCCACGGGAACGGCAAGCGCTGGGTCTCCATCGTTTGCGGTGACGACTCGGTGACTGTTATCGTGGACACAGACCTCAAGGCAATTGGTTGGAAAGGTGGCGTCACCATGAGCTACTTCCGCTTGGGTATGGAAGTGGAAGCGCTCACATCCTATGATCCGTCAGAAGTCGGTTTCTGCTCCGGCCGATTCATGGCGGTTGGTAACACATTCGTACTCGTGCCCAAGACCGGTAAACTACTGTCGCGCATTCTGTGTGACACGGTAGACCGGCCACCGAAGCGCCAGCGCGAATGGATCCAAGGGATTGCAAACGGTCTCAGACAATTCAACTGGGACCCCATCCTCATCGCCTATGCGGATGGTATCGATCGCCAAGTCGGGAAGGGCGACAAAATCCTTGAGGAGAATCAGTACAAGATCCAGTACATTGGCAGCACACCAGTTAGCTGGGTCGAAAGCTTGACGTATTACGACAAGCACTACTGTCTTAGTGAACGGCAGATCCTTGACATCTGCACGTTCTTGCGGAACAGCTTCACGATCGGGGTCCCGATGCGGCATAGTCTCATTGAGATGATGGCCGAAAAGGATCTCTAATCGTGCGGCCTCCCGCACCCTAACACCCCGCCTATTGGCGGGGGACCCTCGGGAGCCCACCGAGTGAACAACGGTCGCCGTGGTCACCTTTTAGTGTACATGGCTATTCTTGGTGTTTCCTGGTCAGAACCAAGTCTAAACGGATGCCTCTGCCTGCTATTAGTTCTTCGGAACTAGGTTTGGCAAGACGCATGACCCTTGGTGGAGAGGCTTTGTATCTCCATCGTCGTACAGCGAAGCGACAACCCATACC